GAAGGAAGTTCCCAACCACGAAATCAACCTCCAGGCGGCGGAAATAATTACGCGAAAGGTCGAGGTCATCCAGCCGAAGGGCGGAAAAGGATTCAGCATCCAGACCAATGTAGGGGTCGTTTCCGCGCCCCAGGCGGCATCGTCTCAGCCTCGCGGCTTCTCGATTGAAGAGCGAATGCGTGAATTGCAGGCCAAGCGCCAAGGGCTTCTGCCGGAGAGCGTTGAACCCTCCAGAGAACTCCATCAGGTGCAGCCGAGTCCAGTAGAGGCGTTTGACGCCGAAGCGGAACTCCTGCACAGTGAAAGTTAGACGCAAAGACCCCCACCTTGACGAAATGATCGAACTCGTAGATTTCTACTACGAGGAATCCGGCCATGATATGGTGCGCGCCATGGAATCGCTCCCCGACGTGGCGCGGGATTTCGTCTACCAGGAAACCGAGCGCTGCGGCGATGTGCGCTACTACCTCGAAAACTACCACGTCATCAACTCCGAAGCCGAAGGTTACATCACCCTCTACCCGTTCTGGGATAGTCAAGAGATTTTCTTCGAGGTTTTGTATGAGCCGTTGATGGCAGCACAGCAGGTAAAACTTATTTGCCTGAAAGCCCGGCAACTCGGGATGTCTACCATCGCTGAAGGCGCGATTTTCTGGAAGACGATCCGCAACGAGGGCCACAACACTCTGGTCATCGCGCAGGAGCCCGGACAAGCCGACTATCTATTTGGAATGTCCCAACTGGCCTATTCGTACCTGCCGTGGTGGATGCGGCCGGAAGCGAAGTACGAAGCCAAGGGCCACTATCTTGTTTTCGACCGCAAAGACAAGGCCGAGTCGTACACCAATCCCGGACTGCGGTCACAAATTTTTGTGGACGCGGCGAACAAGGTAAGCGGCCTGGCTGGCGTCGGCAAGACCCTGCGTGCCGCCCACATGAGTGAATTCTCCCTTTGGCCCGATCCCCGCCTGCTGACTCGCGGTCTGTTGCCCACCATGAACGCTGCGGACCTCTTGGCCATCATTGAGTCCACCGCCTGCGGTCGCCGCAACCACATGTTCACATTTTGGAAGGATTGCGTCAGCGGGAAGATTTCCGGTTGGACGCCGGTGTTCATCGAATCTTTCCGCGTGAAGAAGTATTACTCGATAATCGCCCCGGACGAAAAGTTGGAGCTGACCAAAGATGAGCAGGCGATGCGCAAGAAGGTTCTTGAGGAAAGCGACTTCATTATTCCCTTGGAACACTTCAAGTGGCGCCGCGAGAAAATCAACGAGTACATTGCCATGGAGGGCGACGATGCGATTTTCTACGAGCAATATCCCGCGCTCAACTGGCTGGAGGCTTTTCAGGGCAGCACGCTCTGCGCTTTCAACAAGAAGAAGCTGAATGTCATTCTATCGAATTGCCGGCAGCCGGAGTACTATGGCGAGATCGATCTCGAAGCCGACATGAAGACGCCGAAGTTTGAGCTGACTAAGGTGAAAAAGGAGCATCACCGCCCGGCGAATATTCCGTTACAGGAAGGGTACGGCGGCAGGCTCAGAATATGGAAGATGCCGGAGGACGGCGAAAGCTATTACATCGGAGCCGACGTTGCGCAGGGCGTCAAGGGGGGCGACTTTTCGGCGGCCTACGTGATGAAAATCGGGCGCGGTCCCGAGCCGGATGAATTTGTCGCGGAGTTCCACGGCTGGATCAATCCGACGCCTTACGCGCGCGTCCTTGCCGCCCTGGGGTACTGGTACGGCATTGCGGAGATTTCCGTTGAGTGCAACGACATCGGCCTCAAAACGTCGCTTGAGCTTTTGAAGATTTTGGAGTACCCGAACCTCTTCCGGTGGAAGCATTATGACAAGCTGAAAAACTTCCTGAGCGATTTCATGGGCTGGTACACGAATCAGAAGACGCGCGAACTGCTCATCTCGGCGATGCGCGAAGCGATTGACGATGACGTAATTTCCATCCTCAGCGAAGAACTTGTTGAAGAGATGCAGGACTTCGGGGCAGAGAGCATCGGCGCACGGTTCGAGGGGCAGGAAGGCCACGATGATCGGTGTTTCACCCCAGACACGCTTATTAGAACTAATCGAGGCGCGATTCCCATCTCTGAGGTTCGTTGTGGAGATAGTGTTCTTAGTCACGATGCCTATTGGCATGCGGTAAATGCTGCTGGCAGTAGGTTTGTTGATGAGGAAATTGTTTCGATAAAGGTTGGTGGAATCCAGAAGCCGATTAGCTGTACTAAAGAGCATCCGATTTTAATTAGGGAAAGAGGTCGGAAGATGGGGCCACACGGTAGCAAAGGGAGGGGGACGGTTTTGTTTGGTGAGCCGCGTTGGGTGACAGCGGCGGGGATATCTAAGGGAGACGCTGTTTTCATTCCTGTTGCCCCTGCGCTTCAGCCGCCGCCGTTGACTGACTCTGAGATGTATTTGCTTGGCTGGTATTTTGCAGATGGGTCATTGCCGTCGGGAGAGAAGAATGGGCTGAAAATAACTTTCGGTGGTGATGAAGAGGCGTCTGCTCTGTTGGTGCGGGATATTATTGAGCGGATGGTAAGAAGCCACCCCACGGAATTTTTTGCCGGGGTGGGAAGAAAGGCGCGTAGGGTTTGTGGCTCCAGTGTTACCGTAAAGCGTCATCCATCCACATCAAGCTCTGGGAAGTTCCATGGCTGGATCGATATCACATGTACGAATAGGTGGCTCGCTTCTTGGATTAGGAAATGGGCTGGGCCGTCTGGAGGAAAGTTTATACATGAATCCATCTTATACGGGCGAGGAACACTGCCATTTGCTATTGGATTTTTGGAGGGTGATGGGTCACAGAAGAGTGCCCGTAGAGCGGTAGACGCAGCGCAGGTTGACCGGAAAGTGCTTGAAGGAATAAGAGAGATTTTGTTGAGAAATGGCGTCTGGTGTCTTGTGGGAGAGAAGGCGAACAGAGGTCTCAACAGACTTTATATCGGCGCTCCGTGGGTCAATAAGATGCTGTCGATTTTCTCAGGTTCAAAGTTTAGCCCAGTTGGAAGGCTTCTTGAACACCCGATAGCTAGGTGGGACGGGAACGGTTTTTGGGTTGGGGTTTCCGAGGTGAAGAGGGAGCGTTATAGTGGGGAAGTTTTTAACCTTTCCGTTGATGACTCTCATTCCTATACAGCCGGAGAGATAGCTGTCCACAATTGTTTCGCCAGTATGATAACCCGCTTCTGCGCCCACGATTCGGATTTCGGAAAGCAAGCCGCGTCCCGCCCGCGCGAAGAGCCGACGGGCGATCCGAGAATAAAAAAAGACTACCAGAACTCCGATTTCTCCGCGACTCAGGACCGTCACCGCCTGCATAAATCGAACGAGAACGCCTATTTCGGCGGCGTACCGGCGAAGGACGAACCGGGGCCGCCTGACGGATTCCTTGAGGAATTGGGGATTTATGCTAGTATTGGCGAAGCGTATTCTGACGACGACGGTGAAGGCTGGAAGAATTTGTAGGAGGGGATTGAAGATGAGTGTTGTGGCGAAGGTCGAGGAGCGAATGAAGAAAATCGACAGACTGATGAGTGCGCGGCTTGAATATGATATTTCTGTCCCGGAGATTTTCCCAGGGGTTTACTCATCGTTTCGGGATTATCTTGAAAGAACTGACCGGTCGTATCTTGTTAAGGATGCCGACCCAGTCATCATGAAAGAATTTGGGATTATTTGTTAGCGGTGGTAGGGGAGGGGTAGGCGAGACTTCGCGGGATAGGGGGGGGTGAGGCAAATTGAAATGTACTTGCGGTTCTCTCGGTAGTGGCTACTGCCCTGTTCACAGAGACTCTAGTGCATTGCTTCCGCGCGAGGGCGTGGTATCGCTTGCGGATATTTAAATCCACGCGGATTTACGGTTGTTTAGCCCGCTGTCTAAGTTTAGACTGAGGGCTAAATCTGGCAGCAAAAATCTCTGACGGAGGCCCACATGGCGGAAACACATACAGGGCTTGCTTGTCCCTTCTGTATCAAGGACGGGAAAGGTGAGCAGCCCCTATTTCATGCGCCCGGAGTTTACGGAGCGTACTGCAAAACCGGAGGCCATCTTTTCCGTGACACCGAAGACCTGATGGCGATGAATCCTCCCAAGATCAAAATCCCCCAGGCTCCCAAGGGGCCGAACCCCGGCGAAGTACCGGTAACCTTTCAGATGTCCTCCAAGCTGCGTGACGCGCTCATCCTGCGCTTTGGCGAGCGGCTTGGCCCGACTGCCAATTTCATCCTCTCCGAGCTTTTGAATTACGGCTCGTTCGTTGTGAGTGAGGCCGACGCCGGCCGCCTCAAGGAACACATCGGAGAAATCAGGAACTCCAACGAACTTGTCGGAGCGGTTTATGAAATCCGGCAGAAGAACATCAAGCTGAGCGCCGACCTCGAAACCGCTCAGTCCACCAAGGGCGGCGGCAAGGGCCTGAACGTCGAGCTTGACATCAACACGCTGATGCAGGTTGCGGAGAAGGCGAAGTTCAACAACGTGACTATCGACCAGATGGCCGCGAACATCATCGAGACGGGCGTCAAAAATCAGTGGGTGTGAGGATTCTGCATGGGTAGCTTTTCGCTTGAACTTCCGCCGCGGTACGGGGTGCATCCAAAAACCGGAGACGCCTACTGGCCGGATGAAAATAACGGATTCGGCGGCTACACGTTCCTGACGCGCCAGTGGTGCGAGGCGGCGGCGGAGGAAGCCCATACCGACAACGAAGCGAGCGAAGAGTACCAGAAGATCCAGACCTACATCGACTACCTCTGCGGCAAGCAATGGTCCGGGCGGCGCCCAACCTACAAATCAAACCCCATCGACAATCGAATGATCGGCCTTTTTTGGGAACTCGTTTCCCACCTCACCGACATTCGCCCTGTCGCCAGCGTGAAGCCGATTGTCAGCGACGAGAAGGATTACGTCGAGTGCGGCAACATGCTCGACAACAGCATGCGCTCCTGGTGGCTTGAAACCGATGCCGACCAGAGCCTTGCGATGATCGTGGCCAATGGAATCCTTTCCACGGCCTACGGGAAATTGCAGTGGAATCCCGACCGCTCGAACGGCATGGGGAACTTTGAAATCGTCCCCTACGGGATGAACAATGTTTTTCCTTTGAAGCCCGGCCTTTTCCTCCGCGACTCGCAGGCCATCATCCTTGAGGAAGTCCGCGCGCTCGGAGACATCAAGAAGAAACACCCGATTCGCGGCCCTCTCGTCCAGCCCGACCAGCAATACTCGAAGGCGTCCGGTGGATCGCGTCGTCCCCCCACCATGCCATCGCGGTACTTTGAGGCGCTCTCCCCCCAGATGCGGCAGATCATCGGGACATCGGTGCGCCCGACGCAGAGCGTTTACCCTGCGGCGCTCTATCGGGAATTCTGGATCAAGGATCGGCAGGTCAACAATTCCGGCCGCGTGGTAATCATGGGAGACATCGGGACGCCGTGGTGCTATGCGGTGAAGCCCGGCCAGCCGCTCTACCCTCGCCTGCGCCTGATTGTGACAGCGGGCGGCGTAATCCTCCATGACGGGCCAAGCCCCTATTGGCACGGAGAGTTTCCGTTCGCCGACCTTCGGCTGAATATGGTTCCGTGGCAGTACCCGGGAATTTCGGAGTTGAAGTCCTGGGTGCCGTTGCAGGACATCATTAACAACATCTTGGCGGGCGTTCTCGACATGACGAAGAAGATTGTCAATCCCATTTTCATGGGGCCAAAGAACGCCTTCCCGGATTCCCTCTGGTCGGCGCTCGATTGGGGGATGCCGGGCGCGAAAGCCGGGTACAACCAGAACATTGCGAACAAGCCCGAGTTCGGGCCGACACCGCAAATCCCCCCGGCGCTGCTGCAATTGTTCGGGCTCACGGCCAAGGAGATGGACCGCTCGTCCGGCATCGCGGCGGTTTCCGAGGCCATCCACAAGAAGCAGGTTCCCGCCGGCGACGCCATGACGCAGGTACAGCGCGCGCAGCAAAGCCCGATTCGATTGAAGGGACGGCAAATTGAAATCATGCTGCGGCAGTTTGGGCGTCAGAGCGTTTACAACATCATCGAGTTCTACAGCCAGAACCGCATCATGTACCTCTCGGGGCAGGCGGCGAAGTTCAAGCAGGTAAAGTACAATGCCGGAGACGTGCGCCAGCTTGCGGAGAAAAACGTCGAATCGGATTCGGACGCCGTCTCTCCGATGGATAAGCTCAAGGAACTGGCGAAGCATTTCGTTTTCCTGATTCAGCCGGGATCGCTGCTCGACCTCAACCGCGTTGAGCGCTCCGCGCTGATCGTTCGCCTGCGTTTGATGAAGGACATTGACCGCCGTTCCATGTACAATGAACTGGATTTGGGTCTGGACGTGGACGCAATCGACGCCGGGCTCCAGAAGGAAATGCAGGAGCAGCAGGGAGCGATGCAAGGTGCGCGTTCGAAGATGCCGCAGATGGCTCACGGGCAGGGCCGCTCCGTGCCGAGGCAGCCGAGGTAATGCGGGTGGTTGGAAGATTCGCTCCA